ACTGGAACACAGACGCATCTGTTCTATCTTGTCTGCAAAGTCTTAGGAAATCAGTTGGGAGTGTGTAAGTGTAGCCAAATTGATACACAGGAACAGTAACATTTTTTGCAAGAGCAACTCTGACTTTAGCAAATTTCCAGTCTTTAGCCGCAAGAACTTCATCTCGGATATATTGCCATACTGCATTTGCGACAATAGCCTGTTCTGAGTCTTCGGTTAAGGCTGTTATGCGTTTTGCACCGACTCTGATTAAGGCTAAATTCGCTATCCCAACATCGCTATAAGCCATTGTTAAACCTCTTTATTTTTTTGCACAGCGTTCCATATGTTTCAGAACTTTATCTTCTGAAGTGTTTGTGTATTCATTACAGATATTGCACATATAAATAGGGTCTTCTTTCCTGACTGTGGGAAAAGGTTGACCGACTGTTCTTGTGGTTTCGATATTCGGTGTCCCGCCCTTACCGTCTTTATCACCACGCTTCCCTTTTATTTTGTAATAAACTTCTGTGCCATCAGGAAAATCAAAATACATTGCAATCGGTGATAATGGATCTATATCGTCTTGATCTCCTGGGTGATATTTCCTGCTCGTTGCCCCATCCCAACAAATTCTGTTACACTTAACCAGCATAAACCCTCCTTAGTTTTGGGGAAGTTTTTTACGCTTCCCCGTTTTGTTTATTCTGCGCCCTGGCCTGCTTCGCCAAGATACACAGTTACCTTCCCTGCATCCGCATCTGTGTTAGTCACATAATGCGCCCGAACATACTGATCAAGAGTCGGGGGACAAGGAATAAAGAAATGTGCGCCTTTAACAAGATCAGCCAACAAAACATTGCGACTTGCAGCAATATTGGTCGTAGGTGCTGTAGTCGCTCCTGTGAAAACCCTGAAATCAATAGACACACACGCGCCGAAAGTCGTAGTAACAATAACGTGCATACCGAAATCATTACCGACTTTCTTATCTGCAATTCCGAAATTCACTTCATGCGTTGAGTACGCATCCGCCGTTATAGCGGTATCGCTCTCAAGCAAATATAAATAATCGTACATAGGCATGGTATAATCTCCTTATATTAAACTACTGCGGTTTCTGTTTCGTCAATTCCCTCTGCCAGAACAACGGGGATACCCCTGAACAACGTAATCATTCCGCCCCAGATGTTATCAGGCATATACTGTACGTTGTTCTTGTCTTTTGCCCTAATATCAAGAGCGTTACAAATTGTTCTCGGAGCAAATATGAAAGTTCCAGGAGCAGCACCCCTGTCAGGCAGGTTGTTGATACAGGTAATGAGCGTGTCTTCGTCGAAAACATTGGCTGCACCAGACGTTTCGATGTTGCAATATCTCTGAACACATCTTTCGTCTTCAACAACAATACCCATGTACCATGTAAAATGGGTTCTCAGAACTTCCAAGTACTTCGGGGATGCTTCGGTATTCGTGTTCTTTGTATTTTTCCCCAAGTCCTCAATCTGAAGACCACCAGGAAGATTCTTCGGATAAGTTCCAAATACTTTTCCAGGACCGGTCTGAATCACAAAGATGCTTGTGGTATCTCCGCCGGAACCACCGGCAGAAACAACATTGTACGGCCATGTCGTGCTACCATTCGGACGTGCAGTTGTTGAATTGAACCGTGTTGCAACTCCATTGAATGCCGCGGGATCAGTTCCGATATTGCCGTATATAATGAGGTCTTCCATTTTCTGCCCCATTGCTTCGACTTTAGCAGCGTCCTTCTGCTGTCTCCACCGATTCGGATCATTCTGAATTTTCCAAAGTGCATAATCAACTTCGGAATAATCCTCGACCATTGCAATCGGATCGTTGAAGGGTGTGGTATGACTTGTGGTTATTGCAACGCCTTCATTAAAACGTCTTGTTCCAGGTGTAGGCAGATAAGACTCTCTTGAACCAAGATTCGACATTATCTGGTTAGAAGGTTGAACATTAAGATAACGCAGGAAGGGCTTTGTCTTTGCAAGAACTTTAGCCGCTTCAACATAATTTGCGTTACCGTCAAGAGACGTGTACTGACTTACTACATCCAAAAGGGTATCAAACCCTAATACTGCTGTGACTGCCATTTTCTAATCTCCTTTAGGTGGAGCAGGACTTTTATCATATACAAAACCGGACGGGAGCTTAGTCCCCCCTGTCTGTGTCCCTTTCGGGCTGAAGTCTTCACCCATAGCTTTACCTATGGCATAAAAGGCTTTAATCAGAACAGGATGTGCTTTAAATTCTCCGAGGTCGGCATTTGCAAAATGTTTAAAAGCCCGCTTTGATAATTCTATATTAACGTCATATTCTGCTTTCCATTCTTCCTTCAGTTTGCCGTCTGCATCTGAGAGTTCCTCTTCTACGGCAGCGTTCTGGGCAACGCCTAATTCTTGCATAAAGGCATCCCATTTCTTTGACATAACCGAAGCCTGTTCTTTGTTTAATTTGGCCTCATGGAATGTATTTTTAGCCCATTCCACCATTTTGGGGTCATGCTCAATGCCGTCACCTTTCGGGAACTCGTATTCAGTTGCTTTGTCAGGTACACCTAAAGACTTATGAAAAGCTGTGATTTCCTCTGGTGTTGCTTTATCAGATAGTTTCGGAATAGAGTTTGCTAACTTCCCCTCATAGTCTTTGGCCTTCCCCATAACTTCCAAATAGGCGTTTGCTAAATCATCAGCCTTTTGAAATCCGGTAAAAGCCTCATGGTTTTTTAGAGGGTCAGAAAACTGCGCCCTGATACCTGTTACCTGTGAGACATTTGCATTCAGGTCACTTACGTTCCCATCAGCATTTACTTCTGGCATAAATAAAATCCTCCTGTTTTTGTCGCTCTAAAAGAGCAATTATTGTTATCATCAGCACCGCAGTTGGTACTGTGTGTAAAGCGTGATTACCTATCATATCAATACATAAAACAATAAAAGCGGATAACAGCATCTTGTTCATCTTGTGAACGCTGACAATGTAACCTACCATAATTATAAGCCCAATCAAACCATAATTGAAAAAAGCGTTTATGTATTCTGAATGAAGCATGTTTCCTGATTTCCATGTTATTCCCGGCCCCCATCCGAACATAAACGTCTGCCACGAACTTGTTGTTGAATTGATTGCATCAAGCCAATATTGGACTCTTTCGTTTGTGAATATTATTCCGTTATACTTAATGGCGTATATAACAAATGCAGGGAGAACACTGCCACAAGCCCACTTCCAGCCGAAGAAGAAATACACAGAACCAATAATCGCCGCCCCGATTGCTGTTGTGGTCTTTGTTAATATCAGGGCATAAACAATAATCGGGATTGCAAGATACCAGCCGATCGGAAGCCTGAGTAAACAACAGGAGCCTTTTCTTCTCGACTTCCCCAAATCCACCCATGTTGCTCTGAAAAAGAACGGCAGCGAAATAGCAAGAAAAGCCGCAAGGAAATTCTGGTTTCCCATTGTGCCAACCGGAGTGGTAAATGCCATCTGCCCATGAACATCAACAACTTTTTCAAGCAAAAGCCTTACAGGGTCGAATCCAAAGGTTTGAGATACAGCCAAAAGAGCCTGTGCTGTTGCCGCAATGCAAATGATGTTTAGCCATGAACTTAAAGAAAGACTTCCACGATAAATGGACAAAAATAATATCAGACCAGCAAAAATAAAAAATACAGCCTCAATCATAGCCATTGACAATATCTGTGGGAATTTACCTAAAAACACCATCAGAAAAGTGAACGCCATCCAACATGACAAATATACGCCCATTGACTTAATCCAACCGCTTAACTCGTAATTGTTCTCATACTTGCATAAAAATAGAATAAGCGTAGCCGATAGCATTAAGGTATTGGCATGACCGAAAAAAATATTCTGCCCCCAAAAACCAAAGGGGATGATGGCAAAACATATGGCTGGTAAGTATTTAATCACTGATTCGCTGTAATCCTTTCGAAGTCGGTTCCGTTACCGACAACAGTAACAATTTTCAAGGTTGAAACATTAACACCCGTAGCACCGGACTGCTTGAATGTAACCGTATTACTTGAACTATTTATAATATAAAATAGTTTGCCTGCATTTGAAGCCGCTGTTCCGGTATAGCTCATGACAAAAGTCGTAGTTCCTGAACCTCCTGTAATTCTATAAACACCCGGTGCCGCATTGGTACTTGCAACTGAATAAGTTGCTCCTGATCCTGAGGTATAAGCATACGAAGTAAAAGCGCCGCTGATAACAGGGGATGTAATCGTAGGAGTTGTCAACGTAGAAGATGTAATTGAAGCTCCCGTAACAGTCGTAGCATCAATGGTAGTCCCATAGATCGTACCCCATCGTCTTGTTGATTTACCGATAGTCCCGGTTCCATCCTTCGCCGGGAAAAAGGATTCAGCGGCAAACACTGAACTTGAAACTAAAAACAAAAACATTAAAATACTTGCAAATAATTTTTTCATCTTTCATTCTCCTTATGTAAGTCTGTGAATATTTCCTCTTTATATTGTTCTTCCTTTTTAGGCATAACACATGACAATGCTGTAACAACGT